TACATCTTCCACCACTCAGCTACCACCAACAATATCTCTTTCTGCGCAGGCGTCATCTCTGTCTCCCGAAATTTCCCATAATATACCCCCCACCCAATTTTTTTGCAATACCTACCCGGGGGGTCTGCTATATCCCACTGTTACCCCCATTTCCGCCAATCTCAAACACCCCACCCCTGTAAGTCATTGATTTCATTCATTATTCGTCTCTAACACCTGTTAGAGTAAGTACAAACCCTATGCTTGATCATGTTGTTTTGTAGGTTGGGTTGCAACGTAATTTTGGCTGCGTCTAGTGTAATTTTTGCTGCGTCTAGTGTGTAGATTGCTATGTATAGGGGGGGCACAAAGTGCCGGGCTGATCTAGGGGGTACGGGGGTGGGCGGGGGCGAAGCCGGCTAACTACAAAGGGGCTGGGTCGTCGTCGCTGGGCTCGGGCTCGGGGTCCAGCGTCACCGGCTCAGTAACAGTGAGCGGCTCTAGTATGGTTGCATCAATAGCACCAGCTCGCATTGCATCCCGAAGGGTTTGGATAAGCTTGGTCCTAGCTTGGCCTGAGTCGGTAACCTTGATGAGCTCTCTACGTTCAGTGAAGGCCGCCACTTCGGTGACCTTGCCAAGTAACTCAAGAGCCCGCAGGCGCTGAGCCGGCTGGATGTCGGGGTCAATAGCGTGGGCAGTGAGTCGTTCTAATACGAGAGCCCTTAAAGCGGGTGGCGTAGCGTATGCCCTAGCCTCTGCCGCCAGTCTCAAGGCCTCTACTTGTAGAGCAATGCTAGGGTGACTTGCCAGCCTTTGGCCTTCGAGGGACTGAATGGCGGGCTTGCTGTGTGTGTTGTAGGCCGACCGGTATGCGCCGGCCTTTGTTTCACCCAGGGCGAGTGCCTGGGCAAATTTTTGCTGCTTGTGAGTGAGGGTTGTTTTCTTTGCATTACCCGCACCCAGTAGCAGAGCCTCCATTGGCTGGGCCTTGAGCCCTTCCCTTATTTGCTCACGGGTTAACTTCGGGCGGGCTTTGGCCTTGGGTATGGCCTTAGGTATATTTTGAGTTTCCATGGCGCAAGATAATAAACGATCTTATGCCTACATGCAACGGCTGGACTGTTGTCCTTCGGACTTAGGGAAAGTCCCTATTGATATACCTATTGCAATTCAAGTGCTTGGTCACTACATTAGAGGGGCTGGCGATTTTGCCGGTTAACCATTGAAGGGTAAATCATGATAGATCAACAATATAAATTCGCATGCGACGACCTCGCTCATGACTCATACAAGTGGGGCATTGAATATTCAAACGACATTAACGGCGATGAGGTTACGCATGTTGAATGGTTCACCACCGAAGAAGAACGCAACGAAGTAATTCAGGGTATGCATGACGATGGCTTGCATGGTGCACCTTACACATTTGCAGAGTTATTCAATCAGCACACTAAAGGGGCAACACAATGAACGACTATACCGACCATGGACACGAAAACCGGCATGCCTACTTGGTAAGCCTTGCCGACGATATTGGCGTGGACCTTGAAACCGTTTTTATGCTTGCCGACATGCTCGGGCCGAGTGAAGACTTTGACGGCCTTGTGACTTCGCTCGAAGATTATGCGGAGGGCTATTAAATGATCCACACGGAACACGCATACATTGAGGCCGGCTACAAGTGCGCCAAAGCCCGCCTACAAGGGGATGAGTACACCGCCCGACACTGGAAAGCTTGGTTTTCCGGTGCCGTAGCGCTGGAATTCGACCGACACGAAGCCCGCCGATTATTCGACCAAGGCTATAACGAAGCACAACCCACACGGAAAAACACACCATGAACACATACCAAGTAGAACTAAAAAGGGTTTCTTATATCAATGTAACAGTGGAGGCCGACAACCCCGAGGCCGCCGAGGCTGACGCATGGCTGGACCTACAAACTGGCGACTATGTTGAGAGTTATTCCGAGTGGACTCTTGAATCAATAGATCAAGAGGTTACATCATGAAAGTATTTAAAGCCCTTGTCATTGCTGCCGGCGCATCGCTCGCCGCTCTTCTGTACGCCGCCGCACTGGTAGACCATGGCCTCATAGGCCGCCTTTGGTATGACCTCACAATAATTACCGGCCTAGTCTTGGCCTGCGCCGCTCTATTGGTCGGGCTTTTGTTAGAGCTTGGCAAATAAACCCGCCCCGATTTTCGGGGTTTTTCTCTCAACTTAAAAGGCAAAAAAAATGAAAACTCAAAAATTAACTTTCCACTGTGACCCCGCCCATGGTTGGCTGGAGGTTTCCATGTCCGACCTTGAAGCGCTCGGCATAACCGGATTAATCAGCGCTTACAGCTACGCCAAAGGGGATAGGGCTTACCTCGAAGAGGATTGTGATGCCGACCTATACATCCAAGGCGCAAAGGCCGCAGGCTGGACAATTCAAATTGTCGAAAAGTACACCAGCACCGGATCACGCATCCGGTTTATGGACGCATACAGGGTGACAGCATGAAATACTTGTTTGTCCAATCATCCAAAAACATAAAAACCGGACCGATCCCGCAAACCTATACGGCTCGGGAGTCATGCCCGCCCAGCTGCGCCCACTATCGGACAACATGTTATGCCGAGGATTTTCGCACCCGCTTGGCATGGAAACGCACCCGCTCGGATATTTTGGGGCTCGTGGCTGCAATTAAGCGGCTACCCAAAGGCCAGCTTTGGCGGCACAATGTTGCCGGTGATTTGCCCGGCGCTGGTGAATTGGTCGATCCGGTCGAGCTCGGGCAAATTGTGGCTGCAAACCGGCACCGCAAAGGCTTTACCTACACCCACAAGCACAGCCCCGAGGCCATCTATTGGTCGCAGGCCGCTACCGCTTGGGGTTTCACTGTTAACTTGAGCGCTGATAATTTGGTGCAGGCCGACACGCTCGCCGCCCATGGCTTGCCGGTGGTCGCACTTGTGCCAATGGATACGCCCAAGCACAGCAAAACCCCCGAAGGCCGATCGGTTTTGATTTGCCCAGCTCAAACCACCGAATATATGACTTGTGCTTTATGCGCTTTGTGCCAACGCCCCGACCGCAAGCAAATTATCGGTTTTAGGGCTCATGGTAGCAAAGCAAAGCAGGCCGACCGACTCGCCCGCTTCATACCCATCACATTAACCCACTGAAAGGAAAACCATGCAAACAAAAATGATAGCCAAATACCCCGGCAAAGATGCCCGCACCGGCGCACCTATACGCAAAGGGGACGAAATAATTTTCGACACTGTCACCCGCAAAGCTTGGCACACGGACGAGGACGACGACCGGCTTAGCTTTACCACGACCTCGGATTATGTGAGCCATGTTATCGATTTTGGCAGTGGTCGCCAATACTACAGAAACAAAAACGGGCGCTGTGAGGATGCCCCTTGTTGTGGCTGTTGCACCATCTAACCCCATGAATCAAAAACTTATAGCGTGGCTTGCTGCGCTTTTTTGGCTAGTCTTATCTTTTCTTTTTCTTTTTTTTGGAGCTTAAAATGCCTAACTGGTGCAACAACACTCTTACACTGACACACGCCGACCCCGTCATGATGAAGCGGGCCCTTGATGGTTTCAACGCTAATGCCTTGCTGGGTGAATTCCTACCTATACCCGAGTCCTTAAAGATTACCGCAGGCCGTGATGGTCCTGATGGTAGCCCCGAACAAATAACACTGGTCGCAGCGGAGGTCGCCAACTTGGCGCTCCATGGTCACAAAAATTGGTTTGACTGGTCGGTAGCTAATTGGGGCACGAAGTGGGATGTAGGCCGCATTGACAACCCACACGCCAGCTTGGATACCGATGGGGCTCTGCGGGTTAGCTTTGAATCCGCTTGGGCACCACCGGTCGAGGGCTATTTGCATCTTATTGGTTTGGGGTTCAATGTGTGGGCTTATTACTATGAGCCTGGTATGGGGTTTTGTGGTCGAGTCAACAACGAGGGCGATAGGCTTTATGACATTGAAGGCGGTGCAGTGTGGGTGCAGGCCAATATCCCAACTGATATTGATGATGCTATGGGTATATCCGACGATTTATTTTTTCAAGAGGAAAGCGAATCATGAAACAAACACAATTAGTAACCAACGCTTTGGTCTTGGCACTTTGCGCCCCTGATGATGAACATTCACAAAGGGCTACAGAATTGGCGGAACACTTTGCACAGGGGTTAGAGCCCGCCGAGGTTGAAAAATGCAAGGCCGATGCCTTGGCGGTCGTTAAA